TTATTCATCAATTCTAACATCATCCTCACTTTTAATTAGTATATTCATTGTGATCGAAGAGTATGGATGAAAATCTGGAATGATGCTTTTTATTACCCCATTCTCATAAAAATGATGAGCTATCGAAGGGAACAAACTCGGATCAACAGGGTGTAAAGCGTTAGGATTATGATACATATTCAGCCCCTCAGCCCACGATTCATTTATCTTTCCCGCTTTAACTTCGAAACTAAAAAATGCTGGAACGGCAGCTAGTGGATCATGGTCATGGCAATAGCCGTTTCTGAATAACTTGACATCACTTCTGCCAAAGCCAGCTAATTTACCCATTCGGTTAAACTTGGATATTGTTCCACTATTGGAGCTGAGTACAGCCGATACATTCTCAGCATCCTCGAGGAAAAAGAAACCCGAAGGTATCTCTTTGGGACCAATCTTATGAGATATGATTTGTTTAGGCGCTATATGATAGCTCCCATCTTCAGATGTTACATGCTCATAACGCATTCCGTAAAGATACTGCCAAAGAGCACTGTGCGACCAAACCATCGAGCTAGCTTCATGAAAATCTGCTATAGCAAAAACCAGAGGTTTCCCTTTTACATGTTCTAAATCCCAATATCTTGTTTTCTTTTTCAACTTTGAGTAAAGAGAACTCCCAAATTTAATTGGCATGTAATTTTCAAGTTTTTCAGCTAAATCCTTAGCATTTTTAGGCTCAAAATTCCGTTCCAACGCTTGGTTTACTTCATTACCAGTTGGGTTAACAGTTACAGCTTCGATGCAAATCGTCTTGCCATACTTTTTAACAACATAATCTGGTGCATTATATTTACGATCAAGCAAAAAATTTTCCTCTCTTAAATATGCAAAGAGGTATAATTCCCATAATCGAGCATCAAATGCTGTCGTCTGGAATTGCTCTACAAAATTTCCGTCAACATCTTCAAAGTGATTCATCATCTCTTTGATAATTTCAGTTGCTGATGACCAGTTTGCATATTTACCGAATAAAGAAAAATGTGGATGAAGTTTATCTTCCGCTACAATATGTGTGAAGAGGTCCATCGGTTTGTAAGTTTCATCCCCCTGGGGGAAACTTTTAACATTTGCCTTGATGTGTTTTTGCATGAGGCGTTTTAGTTTTGCCCTTGCAGTATTCAACATATCAACATTAGCAAATGCATCTATACAACGATATCGTCCACATGCATCTCTAGCTAAAACTACACCACCAAAGTCCTCATCGGTTTTATCAAGCAATAAAACACCTAATAGATACTCTCTGGGGCCAAAATACCACTCTAATTCCTGGCTCATTATTTCTGTGTTCGGCAATCTTGTCCAATCTACATAGGCATTGAACCGTTCTCTACTCAGTTTTTTGACATCGCTGAATGCCATAATCATCTCCATATACACTAGGCCATCCCGAAGGTGCCGGTTTGAGTTTCAGAAAACTATCGTTAGTACAATAGTCCAACTTCCCTGTATTCACAGGTATATCAGTTCAATCACATCATTTCCCCAGGTATTTACTTGTGGCTAACAGCCTTAGTTTTCGGATTCCAAGGTTTCATGCGCGAGCGTAAACGCTCAACATCATGGTCACCTGGCAGGCTGGACAAGCTGCTGCAATCCAATCCTGAAATTTGGTATGTATACCCTTGGGTTTCTTTATCATTAATAACATCAACCTCTTGTATTAAATCACGATCCCACGCTATTTTTCTTTGGCTATTACAGATGGAAAAAACAACCGATACCGCCATAGGCTCTGATATTTTCTTTAGCCTCATAAAGACTTCAACCTTGGGGTAAGAATACTCAATGCCATTGGTATTAAATGATGATAGATATTCAGAGGTTATTTCCGGAAGCTGTTTCTCTTGAGCGAAAGCGCTGCTGGTCATGGCAAAAGAAACAAAAGCTAATATGTATTTACTTTTCATGTTTCCCTTAAGAATTAACTATAGTTTTTTTGACTTCACCAACACACTCAACATCATCTACTGAACATTCAAAAGATGATCTGATCGAGGATACTTTTATTTTGTTGCCAGGTATGCGTGATACGGAATAAATGTCATGAACTCCATCAATGCTCAGCAACCAAATACCATTACCGAGTGTGTTTATTCCGAAGTCGATTAGCCATGCTTCACCTGCGCGCTCAACAAAACACAACTTCAAAGTCCCTACAGGAACAAATGACGGATCGCAGATCCATTCACCGGCGCCAATCAGATCACCGGATGCTATAAGCAAACGCTCCAGCGTGGTGAAGGAAGGTTTGTAGGAAACCGCATCTGGATTGCCAGGATTACCTTGTCCAGTCGCCAGCCATAAAAGAGAAACTCCAGTATCTAACGCACATGCAACAACCGCATCACCAGGAAAATACTCACGCCTAACCCATGTACTAATCGTTGCAGTGGATATGTTCAGAAAATCGCCAAGCTCTTTCTGTGTACGGAACCCATAAGCATCTAACATTCGGCGAAGCACCGCCTTCCCACCAGACGCTTGAATCTGTTCATAAAGAACCCTTCCTGAGATTGTTGATTTTCCAACCTCAAAATTCGAATTTGCAAACTCGCCAGTTACTAACCATTCAACATCCGCACCGGTATCAAGAGCGCATTGAACAATAACATTCCCGGGAACTTGGCCGCGCTGCAGCCAACTTCCAACGTTGCTTTTTGCAATGCCAAGCTTGTCGCTAAGCTCTTTTTGCATCTTAAAGCCATATGACGAAAGGATTCTGTCAAGGACCTCGCTCGCAACCGCACCCTCAAGACTCTTATTCTTTACCATGGGAAGTCACTTTTCTGTTTACAGTAATAAAAAAGCGATCTACAGTATCAACACACCACATGTAACACCGTAGAACACAAACCACTAACCGGAGATATTGCGTTATGTCTCATGATATTGCAAACCCCCAGGCCGTACCCGCCGCGCCTTTTTCACCTGCGCAGATTGCAAATATGCTACTGCCTGGTCTAAGCGGCGCCATTCTGGAAGCAGTGCAGCGCGCAGTTGCTATGCACACCTCCCCGACCATGTCCAAAGAGGACTTCATTGCCGTTAACGGCATCAGCGCATCCGTGCTGGAGAAATGGATCGCCAACGGCGTTGTGCTGCTGGCGCCAACCCCTACAACTACCGTGAAGCAAAACCGGAAGAATCGGAAGACCGGCGAGATCGAAGAGGTCACGATGACCAAGCACGGTAACGCCCTGATCAACCTCGAGGCATGGCGCGAGAAAAACCGCCAGGTCGCGATCAAATGCCGCTACATCCGCGGTTAATTCGATTATTCGAATTTTGAAGGGCTAAACCATGTTTGATTATCAAGTCTCTAAACAGGCGCACTACGAAGAAGCCTGCCGCCGATTCGCGACAAAGCACAACATCAAGCAGCTGAGCGCTGATGCTGGCATGTCGGCGCAGGTACTGCGCAATAAGCTGAATCCTGACCAGCCTCACCGCCTGACGGTTGAGGAATTGCTGACGCTGACCGACCTCACCGAAGACCCGACGCTGATCGATGGGATGCTGGCGCAGCTGCACTGCCAGCCGTGCGTACCGATCAATGAGCTATCCAGCGGCAAAGTCGCGGCGTATGTGCTGAATGCCACCTCAGAAATCGGCAAGGTCGCTGCCGAAGCAGTTGCAGATGGCGCCATGACCGCCGCGCGCCGCGGTGCGATACGCGAAAGCGTTAATGCCGGCATTCGTTACATGACGCTGGCTGGCCTCGCGATTCAGTCCCGCATCCATGCCAACCCGACAATGGCCTCCACCGTTGATGCCATCACCGCCGTTGGCGCCTCACTGGGCATGAGCTGAGGTGAACATGATGCCAATTTCAATTGCTCCCCTGCTTAAGCAGCAAAGCCAATCTCGCCACTTTGGCCACGGTTGGATCCAACTGCAGAACGGCCGGCGTTGGTGCCCGGCGCAAGACCAGAAAGAACTGCTGGCTCAACTGACCACCGCCCCGCGGGAGTCAATCGGCAGTAAGGCGGCAAAATGGCTTTTACTGAAACTACGCGTACTGTGCCGCTGACACCGGGCCAGCGGGCCGACGGTTTACAGCACATCGCCGAATTGCGCCGGGATGTTTTCAAGTGCGACAGCACCGCTGAAATAAATCGTTTTTTGGCAGACGTGCGCGACGAAAGCGATCCACGAAACAAAGGCAACATCCGGGCCCTGAGCGCCATTTTCTTTTTAGCTGGTATTAAGAAAGAGCGCCACGGGCTGGATTTCAATGAACTGATGAGTGAGGAGAAAAAAGCATTGGTTGATGCAATGAATAAATTCCGCGCAGTCGTGAGTTTATTCCCGAAGCATTTAAGCATGCCGATAGAAATAACTTTTTAACCTGACCAGAAATTAATTGGCGTAAACCCGCCGGGCTTTTTATTACCTGAAGAAAGGAAAACCACCATGAGAAATATGCAAAAACTGCCGATCACCATCGGGATCGATCCAGCCGCTGGCGACGATGTTTCCGTTTCCGTTGTGCACCAAACCGCCTACCAGTTGGAAGAAATGCTGAAGCGCGCCCGCATGGATGAGCGTAAGAATCAGGCCGCGGTGATGTCCACCAGGCTGGAAAATCTGGCCAACTCCATCATCGCCAAGGATTTGAGCCTTCGCGATGCCGTGGAGCTGCTGCGCCACGAAGCCGAATTCATCCAAAACCAGGCGATGGAGCTGCACTAATGGCCGACGCAATGGACATCGAACAGGAACGCCAGCAGTTGATCCTGGATGCTCAAATCGAACAGGCGCGCCGGAAACCGGCCGCCCCTTCCGCCTTTCTCTGTGAAGAGTGCGACGCGCAGATCCCAGAGGCGCGCCGCCTTGCCGTTCCTGGTACAGCCCGCTGCGCCAGTTGCCAGGAACTTCACGAAACAAAATCACGCCACTACCGGGGGTAGTTATGCTGAATTCCGCGTTGAAATGGGTGGGCGGAAAGCGCCGCATTATGGACACCCTGCGCCAACATCTACCAACCGCACCAGGCCGCCGCCTGGTGGAGCCGTTTGTGGGCTCCGCTACCGTTTTCCTAAACACCGACTTCGATTCCTATCTGCTGGCTGATATCAATGGCGACCTGATTAACTTCCATAACGTAGCCAAAGAGTACCCGGAAGAATTGATCGGCTTGGGCCAATTGATGTTTGCCAAGCACAAAGGCCAGGAGGGCTATTTAGCAGTCCGTGCCAGTTTCAATCTCCGCCTCGAAGTCAGCAATATCATGCGCGCGGCGAAGTTCCTCTATCTGAATCGCCACGGCTACAACGGCATGTGCCGTTACAACCGCCGTGGGGAATTCAATATTCCATTCGGCAAGGTAGACGCACCTTACTTCCCAGAGAAAGAGATCCGCGCCTTCGCCGAGAAAGCGAAAAACGCCGTTTTCCTGTGCTGCGACTTCACCGAAAGCATTGAAATGGCGGCGCCCGGCGATGTCATTTACTGCGATCCGCCATACATGCCTAAGACGAAGACCACCGGCTTTACCGATTACCATACGGAGGGCTTTGGCGAACTGCATCAGTACAACCTGATGTACTCGCTGCGGGCCGCCGCCGCGCGCGGTTGTCACGTTGTGGCCTCAAACAGCGATGTCGCCGAAGCGCTGCAGTGTTATGGCGAGTTTGAGATCCACCACATCACCGCCCCGCGTTCTGTGAGTTGCAAAAGTGATGGACGCGGGCGTGTCGGCGAAATCATCGCAACGATAGGAGCCGCCGCATGCTGATCGGTTTTCTCTGCTGGCTTGTTGGCGCATGCGCCGCTTTCTGCCTGCTTTGCTTCGGCATTAAAAGCGGGCACATCTACAGCGTCCCTACGGCCGCCGGCGCCATCATTCTGTCAGTCATTTGGCCAATCACCGCCGCGCTGGTTCTCGGCGGATTCGTCTACGGGCTGGCAATTCTCGTTTATAGCCACATCACCGGGAGGGATTCATGAAAACTTCGGGCATGATTGTTTATCCAACCGGAACGGCGTTGATTGACAACCGCATTCTCACAAAAGATGCCATTAACGTGATCACCGTTTCCGGTGGGAAAGATAGCCTGGCCCAATGGCTGCTCGCTTTGGATGCAGGAGCCAAAAACACGCGAGTATTCGCTGACACAGGCCACGAACACCCAGAAACAATGAAATATCTGGATTACCTGGAAAACAAGCTGGGAGAGATCCAGCGTGTCAAGGCGGACTTCACTGAGCGAATGGCTGGAAAGCGACAATTTATTGCCGAGCGCTGGCCGGTAACTCTGGTTACTGAATGCGGATTTACTGATAAGCAGGCCGCAGAGATCATAAGGGTTGCACTCGATACCCTTCATCCGACCGGAATTCCATTCCTTGATTTATGCATGTGGAAAGGTCGGTTCCCTTCGACAAAAGCAAGGTTTTGCACCTTCGAACTGAAACATACCCCTGTAAAAGAGCAAGTTGTTACCCCGCTACTTGATCGGTATGACGAGGTAATTTCATGGCAAGGTGTACGCGCTGAAGAATCCCCAAGTCGCGCCAACCTCCCAGAGTGGGAAGAAGATGCCGACAACACACCTGGGTTGAATATTTACCGCGCGATCCTGGATTGGAAGCACGCCGATGTGTTTGCCATCGCCAAGTATCATGGCATCAAGCCTAACCCTCTTTATCAACAAGGGTGCGGTCGCGTTGGCTGCATGCCATGTATCAACGTAAATAAGGCGGAATTAGGAGAGATATTTAAGCGCTGGCCAGAGGAAATTGCTCGTGTTTCGCGCTGGGAAAAACTGGTAGCTAAGTGTTCCCGGAATGGGAATTCTATTTTTTTTCCTTCCACACAGGACCCAAACAAGTCAGAGCGCCGCATAAAGTGCATTACCGTTGAATCGCATGGTATAGAAACTTATCGAGATTGGGCGCTAACCACTCGCGGTGGTCGCCAATTTGATTTACTGACTACCGGCAACGATCACAGCGGTTGCAGCAGCGTTTATGCGGGTGTCTGTGAATGACTCAAAGCACAGGCGGACGCAGCGCCCCTACTCCGCCGCAGCCCTATCCAGGCAGCGGCGAGCCTGCTTTTGAATGGGCGTATTCATGGAACGCACCGCGAAAAGGTGTAGGCTCACCATTCGTCAGTGCGGAAGAACAGAAAAAGCGGGATCGCATTAATGCCGATCTCGCCGCCGCCTTTGAACACCTGAACAGCCAACCTGGCCTGGTAAAGCGCCAGGTTAACTCCCACTTCTTCAAACTTGAGCAATCTCAGGGGATCCAGCGAGCCCATGCGTACTTGACGCTGAATTTTGTTAAGCGCGCATTACCACGCTTGGAACTGGTCAATAAGCAATACCGGATATCAAAAATGACGGCGGACAACGCCCGGTATATGGCGCGGTTTAATCACCTTGCAGATATGTCCCGAAGTGATGTTGAGGCGCTGGCCGAGGATATCGCCGCATTTATCGCGCAGGAGTTGGGGCTAGTTGCAGAGCAGTGTTCCAGCTGCAGTGATTTGAAGGCAATATGGTTGCTATACCGCCGTGCAGGGATCATCACTCGCGACTTTTGCCAACTGCCGCCGCTGTGGGAAAAGCTGAATAAACGCTTTTTCAGCGAAGAAGATGCCGGCCCTGCCGTATCCCGGATGTTGTCGCCGCAATGGTGGCTCAACCGTCTGCGCCGCACCTCTGCAGAATGGCGCGAGCACTTGAATATTGCGCTGGCCAACGTCAGCAAAAAAGCCAACCCATATGCCAGCAAAACGGCGATCACCGAGTGGCGCGAGCAGAAGCGACGCACCCGCGAGTTTTTAAAGGGGATGGAGCTCGAAGACGAAGCCGGCAACCGTATAAGCCTGATCGATAAATATGATGGCAGCGTTGCGAATCCCGCGATCCGCCGCAGTGAATTGATGGTGCGCATCCGCGGCTTCGAGAATATTTGTAACGATCTGGGCTACGTTGGCGAGTTCTACACCATAACAGCCCCGTCAAAATTTCATGCAACCAACAAACACGGCCATCGTAATCGGAAATGGAATGGCGCCAGCCCGGCCGAGACGCAGGGTTATTTGAGATCGGTCTGGTCAAAGATTCGCGCGAAACTCCACCGCGAAGATTTACGCATTTTCGGGATCAGGGTTGCAGAGCCTCACCACGACGGCACTCCACACTGGCACATGCTGATGTTTATGCAGCCTGAAGATGTTGGGCTGGTTCGTGAAATCATGCGCGATTACGCAACGCAGGAAGATGCACGGGAATTGAGTTCTGCCAAGGCCCGCAAGGCACGCTTCCATGCTGAAGAGATCGATCCTGACCAGGGCAGCGCTACCGGCTACGTTGCGAAGTACATCAGCAAAAACATCGACGGCTATCAGTTGGATGGAGAACTGGACGACGAAAGCGGGAAGCCGCTCAAGGAAACCGCCGCCGCTGTGTCCGCCTGGGCCGCGCGCTGGCGTGTTCGTCAGTTTCAATTCATTGGCGGCGCTCCGGTAACTGTATACCGCGAGTTGCGCCGGATGGCCGACCATGAGGCCGCGATTGGCCTTAGCGTAGAGTTTGCCGCTGTCCACGACGCCGCCGACGTCGGCAATTGGGCGGAATATATCAACGCCCAGGGCGGGCCGTTTGTTAAGCGCGATGATCTGGTTGTCCGTACCTATTACGAGGCCGCGGAGGAAACCAACGGATACGGCGAAGACGTGATCCGCGTACGTGGTGTTTTCTCCCCGCCAGTTGGCCAGGACGTGCCAATCATCACCCGCGTAATTCAATGGAAAATTGTGCCGAAGAAAGCGCCGGTTTTGGGGGTTGACCTTCAGGGCGCGCCTGCGCCCTCTCGGAGTTCTGTCAATAACTGTACGGGGGATCCTGGTGGGAGTATGGCCCCGCCGGATATAGGCGAAGCCGACTATGCCAACTGTGATATCAATTTTGGCGAGTTATCTGCCAAGGAACGGCGGAAGGTGCTGGCAAGAATCAGGGACAGAAACCCAAAAACAAGAATAAGCAGACCACAGGGCGCCAATGTTCCAACCGGCGCAACTGCCGCTATGGAGAGAATCCGGAGCCGAGTAGAAGAAATTGCCGGCATTCAGATCAGCGATTCAGAGTGCCAACTGTTGACCAAAGGCATGACGATGAAAATTGCCGGTAATCACTACTACGGCAACAGCCTCGGTGATCTCTTCACGGCACGCGCGCCGGTACGGGCGGGTGCACTGATGCAGCGTTTCAATAGGTTGCGTCAAAAGGCTACCGGGATGACTAAGGAGCGCGATAAGTTGATGAAACAGATGGAAAAAGATGGCGATAAGCAGCGAGAAAAAATAGCGCGGGAGCTGAGCGCAATAGGCAGAGAGGCGCCAGCGGTTGAAGATATTAACCGTCTTTTGCTTGGCGGAACGGTGAAGATCGGCGCGTTTTACTTTTGCGCGGGGGCTGATGGTCGGCTGTATGGCCGTCGCAGGAAATAATCATGTGACACCGCCATATCTACGATTTTGCCGAAATTACATGCAATTGAAATAAATTCATTAACATGACGTCTTGACGGGACTCAGGAATGCGCTCAATATAATACTGTACATATATACAGTGCCATCTGGAGGCAGTGATGGAATCACTTGAAAAACAAAAACAAACCTTAACGCGTGTTCGATTCATAGCTGAGCTCGCCCTCATAGCTCCGCGACACGCATCTGATTTGAAGCTGGCTCTGGGGATGATCATCGACCTGTCTAGTGAGGTATTACCGGACAAAGACTACGACGGGATTTTTTATAACGCTGACAGATAAACAATAGTTTGCTCACCCCGCTAGTGTGCATGTCTATGCTGCATGGATCTGCATGATCAAAAAAGGATCTAAATCTGCCTGGCGCACCAGTGATGGCGCGCCTTTCTGCTTGTAAGGCACCTGCATGAAAACCCATGCAAAAAGCGGGCAGGCGTGGCGGGGCTACGATTGCGCGCGCTTGCAAATAGTTCTGCTTTCGAAGATGATATATGTAAAGACTATTGGAGTGGCATAATGTTGAAACAACTTTGCATCTGGGGATCATTATTTATCCTGATGATATTGTTAATGGGAAGTTTTAGATTACCCACCCTAGAAACCTTACCATTTACAAATAACTTCATGAATAACTCGGGAGTTATTAAAACATTCCTATCGGTTTTAATATTATTTTTAGTTGCTTATATACTGATGGTTGGAGTTATTTTAAAAAAATATTCATTAAAGATAGAGCAGTTGAATTTTGGTGGGATTAATGTTCTTTTTAATAATTCCGATATTTTATTTAGACAGTCAATTAAAAATTACCTAGATGCCAAAAGAACATTATTCAAAATTTCGGCTGAGCTCGATTCTTTTGATGAAACATTAAGTTCATATTATGAAATACATAATTTCATCAGAACGGAAATGAAAGTCCTTAATTTGAAAAGAAGAAAAGACAGACATCTGTATGAGTTAAGCAATGAAGCACTGAAAGAATTAAATGATTTCCTCACCAAATACCAAAACAATTATCGGAGATGGCATAAATACGTTTCAGAAAAAGATGCTGTACTTACAAAGGAAAAAGATAGTTATGGTAATAGGGTGTCACTTCCCTATCACTTGACCCCAATCGGAAAATTACAAACACACTATTATCACTATAGCAAAATGTTAAATGGTTTCATCGGGGTGAATAAATTTTTCAATGAAAAATTCGTCCGTGAATTTAAGATTAACACAAGCAAATGGAGTTAAAATGCACAAGACATTTTTGAGCTATCATCATGCTAATGAGCAAGATTTAAAAGACCATTTAATTGAAAAATATGGTGGTGACTCATTTATTGATAAGTCTGTTAGTGATGGTGATATAAACACGCAAGTAAGCGAAGATTATATCATGAGAAAAATCAGAGAAGACTATCTTGCCGATACGACTGTAACAGTTGTATTGATTGGTGCAGAAACAGCACAAAGGCCGTTTGTTAACTCAGAAATACAAGCATCATTGTGGGGTGATAACCCAGCAGGTTTAATCGGAGTTGTTAGAGATGAGATTTATGATCTTGTCTTCAGTCAATCAACATGTAAGGATTTAACTTGTGGTTGTGGAATTTCACTTAGATCGATTTCTCCAGGATATGATCTTTACCTTCCTGACTTAATAAAACGAAACCACAGATTTTCAAAAACCGTCCCTCATTATAATGATAGTGATGTTTATTGTTCCGTGGTTAAATTTTCAAACTTTGAGGCTAATTGCGAATATTATATCAATCAAGCCTATGATAAGAGGGCAACAATGGAACCCGCGGCTAAAAGAAACGATAGCTCAACGCCGGCAATCCGGGCCACATCATCTCCCTTTAATTTCTTATAAAAAGTAAAGCAGGCCTAAGAGCGGCCTGCTTTACTTTACCAACTACAACAGATATTTATTAAAAGATATCACTTCATCTCCTATCCATTCATTTAGCTCTACAATTCTCATTTGTAACGGAATTAACTCGTTCTTAACAAACACCTCGCTCGCTTCCTTCACGTCGCCGAACCCGCCGGCGTTCTCAGGCACGATGCACATCAGTTGCGGTGGCACGCGGTGCGCGTGCAGTTGATCATCACGGGTGACGTTTTTGATATTCCAGAACTCATCCTTCGCTGCCACCTCACTCAGTGGGATGATCTGAATGCCATCTTTCTTACCGTTCGGCGAATACATAAACAGGTTGCGGAAATTGCCAGGCCCGCGCGCACCTTTCATAGCATTGCGGATATTATCCACGTCCGTCTGGCTGGCGGCGGCGTCGCTCATGTACATGATGAAACCGGCGTGACTGCCGTTCTGGTAATACTTGCGACGGAACAGAGTGGCCGACTCATTGAGCCACGCCGAGTTAAGCGCCGACAGATATTCTGGCAAGCCGTAGATCTCCTGGTTAATGTCAGGCTCCAGCAGATGAAACACGCTATCGGCCTCGAATTGGTAAGGGTCAACACCCAGGCCATACTGCACAAACCAATAGGTATCTAGATCGACGCCACGGCGCGTGTATTTCGCCAGTGAGGGTTTAAGTTCCATCGGGCCGCCGAGGCGGTTGGTCCGCAGCTCCAGATAGGCGTTGCCGAACACCAAATAATCCTGCACAAAACGGCTGAAGGCCTGCTGACTCAGCAGGCGATGCGGCTTAAATGTGCTGGTCAAGATATTGCGCTTCACATACAGCGGTGAGCTATGGTGAACCGTAGCGCGGAACGTCCTGGCCAAGCCATCAAAACTGATCGGCGGCTCATACCATTTATCCATGCGCACGCACTCGACGTAATCAAGCAGCTCCCGGCGGTCAAGCACCGGGACGGGATCGCCAAAGGTAAATGCTTCGCCCCCTGCCGCGCCGGCAACTTGTTTATGGGCGTGAACTGGCGGTAATGCGCGTTTTTTATGACGCTTGCTCATTTAAAAAATCTCCACAATGTTGCTGTTGCCCGCCGTAACGCCTTCGAGCGGTTCATTGAACAGTGCATGCATAGTTGCCCACGCCAGATCGGCATGGCTGGCTTCTTCGCTGCGGCTGGCTTCATACGTTGGCCGGCTACCGCTGGCGGTCATCGCCTTGCGGATAGCCATAAAGGATTGGGTGATATCGGTGTGTCCGGCGTCATACTCCAGGCGCCGGTGTGTGATGATGTCTTTGGCTTTCAGCACCAAGGCGTTTTTCACCTCCGGGCGATAGACAAACTCCCGCACCGCGGGGAAGAACTGCTTCACAAGCTGATAGACGCCGTGGCCAACGCCAGTGGAGTCGATGCCGATGTATTGGACGTTGTAGCACTCGGTCAAAAGCTTGATGCTTTTTGCCTGGGCGGCAAAGTCCATGCCACGCCACTGGTGGCGTTCCAAAATGCGGAATTTCCCGCCCGGCACCATCGGCGGCGCCACAACCACGCAACCGGCACTGTCACCGGAAGCAGAACCTTTGGCCGGGTCATAACCGATCCACACCGGCCGATAGCCGAAAGGTCTGATAGCCAGCGCTTCGAAATCGTCCCACTGCTCCCAACTATCAACCATGCAACCCTGCATTTCGGTGAGTGGGAACACCGACGCCATATCGTCGATAAACTCGCACATCAACAGGTTCTGATAATCCTCCGGACCGTATTCAAGCCGCAGCTGATCCAGGTCAAACAGGTTGCATCCGCCGTTAACTGCATCTTCAACGGTGATTATTTGGCGATACTGGCCATCCGGACAGAGAACGCCGCGCGCTAGGTTGGCATGGGTGAGATCGATATCAACCCGATCAGCCTTGGCGCGGCCTTTGTTGTACAGGGAACCGGACCAGAATGGGTAGGCGCTATGGGTAAGGCTCGACGGTGTTGAAAAGTACGTCTGGCGCCATTTTTTGTGCAGCGCCATGCCGGAGGCAACTTTGCGCAGCTCTTGGAAGCGAGGGATCCAAAAATACTCATCCAAGTACAGGTTGCCGTGATAGCTCTGCGCGGTGCGGGCATTTGTGCCGAGGAAGTAGAGACACGCGCCGTTGCCGAGGGTCATCGGGTCGCCCTTCAGCTCAACATCGACTTCACGGGCAAACTCGATGATGTACTGCTTGAAAACGTGCGCCTGCGCCTTACTCGCTGACAGGAAGATTTGGTTTCGGCCTGTAGTGATGGCATCGATCAGGGCTTCGCGCGCAAAGTAGAAAGTCGCGCCGATCTGGCGGGACTTCAGCAGGTTGCGAATGCGGTGTTTGGCGCCGGCTTCAAACCAGTTGCGTTGATATTTGAACAGGGAATCATGGAAAATTTCGATCAGTTTTTCCGTCTGTTCGTCGCTGAAAACATTCTTCTCAGGCGCCTTGCGCGGGCCGCTGTTGCGGTTGCCCACGTTCGGGTTTAAGTCGGCTTCATTGCCGCCGCTATTGAATTTCCCGATCCTAGCAAGCCGCTCCCCCTGGCGGGCGATCAGGTCGATTTCCTTGAAGTCTTTCCCTTCTTTGTGCTCCTTCATCACCAGCTGGCAATAGCGCGCTGTTGTGGTAAGTTGCATTTGCTCAAGCGGGCCAATGCTCCCCCACTTGTCGCGTTTCTTCCAGCTGTGTACTGTTGCAGCCTTCTCTCCCAGCATTTCAGCAATGCGGGATATGCGTAACCCCTGAAAGTACAGGAACATCGCCTGTCTGCGGGGATCGAGATCGGTGTTGAGCGTCGTCGTTGTCATGGCGCCAGACTACCGACCGGCCGCGCCGCCATCCCTTCCCGGCCATTGTGCCAAACACCACACAATGCCCTTTCGTTGTCTCCCCTCCCTGTTCGCCGCAACCATAAGCCTGACCGATTACCGACACTGACCGGAACAGACTAATGACACTTAAATCAAAGCGTTTTCGTATTGCCGTAGAGGGTGCGACAACCGACGGCCGCAACATTAGCCGCGAATGGCTGACGCAGATGGCCAAGAACTACAACCCATCCGTATATGGCGCGCGGGTAAATCTGGAACACATCAAGGGATATCACCCCGATAGCTCCTTCCGTCGTTTCGGTGATGTAACCAGCCTGACAGCAGAGGAAATTACCGAAGGTCCACTGGCCGGGAAGATGGCGCTTTATGGCGACATCGCACCAACCGCGGACCTGGTCGAAATGGTTAAGCAAGCGCAAAAAGTTTACACCTCGATCGAGGTAAACCCCAAATTTGCCGATACCGGCGAAGCCTACCTGATCGGCCTGGCCGTAACCGACGATCCGGCCAGTCTGGGGACCGAATACCTCGCCTTCAGTGCGTCCGCATCCGCAAACCCACTGGCTAACCGCAAGCAGCATAAAGACAACCTCTTTACTGCAGCAGAAGAAGCCTTGATCGAATTTGTGGAGCAGGAAGACCAAAAGCCCGGCCTGCTCTCCCGTATTACAGCGATGTTTGCCAAGCGTAACGCCAATGACGACGCCCGCTTTTCTGACGTAAATCAGGCTGTGGAACTGGTCGCCGGCGAAGTACAGAGCCTCGGTGATAGCGTCGCCAAGCTCAACACCAATGCTGGAAAAGTGCCGGCACTGGAAGCCCAGATCACCGCACTGAGTAAGCAACTTAACGACCTGCAGGCCAACCTGAGCAAGCAGGACCGCAATCCGAAGTTTCGCCCGTTAACACCTGGCGGCGGCGGTGAAAGCAACGGAGAAAAAACCGACTGCTAAACGCAGTGCCACGGCATACCCCATAGGGCATAGAAAACTGATTACGGAGAGTTACCGATTATGCGCAATGAAACGCGATTTAAATTTAACGCCTACCTGACCACCCTGGGTGAGTTGAACGGTGTAGCCGTCGAATTCAGCACTAAATTTGCGGTAGAGCCTTCTATCGCTCAAAAGCTGGAAAACAAAATCCAGGAAAGCGCCGCATTCCTGCAGTTGATCAATATTGTCCAGGTGCCAGAGCAATCAGGCCAACGTTTGGGGCTAGGTGTGGGCACAACGATCGCTAGCACCACTGACACCTCAACCAAAGAGCGTGAAACCACTGATCCAAGCGGCCTGGACTCCATTGAGTACAAGTGCGAACAAACCAACTTCGACACTTCGATCAATTACGGGAAATTGGACCTGTGGGCCAAGTTCCAGGATTTCCAGAAACGCATCCGTGACGCCATCGTGTTACGCCAGGCACTGGACCGCATCATGATCGGATTTAACGGCGTGAAGCGTGAAAAGACGTCGAACCGTACCGCCAACCCATTGCTGCAGGACATTAATATTGGCTGGCTGCAGAAATACCGCACCGACGCCCCGGCACGCGTGATGGATAAAATCGTGGATGACGAAGGCGCTGTAGTTTCGCCTGTGATCCGCGTGGGTGAGAACGGCGACTTCGCCAACCTGGATGCCGTTGTGATGGACGCCGTGAACAACCTGATCGATCCGTGGTTCCAGGATGATACGGATCTGGTGGTGATTTGCGGCCGCGGCCTGCTGGCGGATAAATACTTCCCGTTGGTGAACCAGTCGCAGCCAAACACCGAAGCGCTGGCCGCTGATCTGATTATCAGCCAGAAACGCATGGGCGGCCTGCAGGCTGTTCGCGCGCCCTTCTTCCCGGCCAACGCCATGCTGATTACCCGCTTGGATAACCTGTCCATCTACTGGCAGGAAGACACCCGCCGCCGTCTGATCATCGACAACCCGAAACGTGACCGCATCGAAAACTTCGAATCGGTCAACGAGGCCTATGTTGTTGAAGATTATGGCTGTGGTTGCCTGATCGAAAACATCAAACTCGGTAAGTTTGCGGCGCCAGCGCCGGAAGCACCGGCGGGCGAATAAGGGGCTAACTGATGGCCCTGAGCCCAGCGCAGCGCCATATGGTCTATGTGCAAGCAAAAGAGGCCGCCCGCCAGGGCGGCGCTCTAAGCCGCCATGCTAATGGCTATGAAATGATGCTCCTGAAAATTGAAGAGGACAGCCGCCGACTGAAGCGGGTGCAATCTCAGGAGAAAAAAGCAGAAGTTAAGCGCGAAATTCTCCCCCATTACTCCCCGTGGGTGGCCGGAGTGCTGCAAACCGGAATGGGTGCGCAAGATGACGTAATCATGCATGTGATGGTCTGGCGCATCGACGCCGGCGACTACAACGGCGCCATCGACATCGCGGAGTACGCGCTTAAGCATGGGCTGGTCATGCCAAGCCGATATGCACGCCAAACCGCCTGCGCAGTAGCCGAAGAGATCGCGGATAGCGCCCTGAAAGCCTACGACGGCAAACAGCCGGTAAATCTCTCCATCCTGGCGCGCCTCATGGACCTTATCGAAGACCACGACATGCCGGACGAAGTGCGCGCCAAGCTGCACAAAGTCATGGGGTACGGGTTGCGCGATAGCGAACAGCCTGAGTTAGCGCTCAATCAGTTAAACCGCGCCTTCCAGCTGCATGAGCGGGTTGGTGTGAAAAAAGACATTGAACGACTCGAACGCGAGTTGAAGAAGGCCGAGAACGGCTAAACCGAACGTGCCCACGCGCGGGGCGGCACGGGCGTTGCGACAGGTTTTATACCGCATCAATACGCCCGTCCACCGCCCACCCATTGAGAGCCTTGATCATGAAATTTGTGGCACCAGGCCAGCCCGGCGAGGAAAAGCAGGTAATCAAAAACACGCAATTTTGGCCAGATGTTGATCTGTCCGATTTGCAGGAATCTATCAGGACCGATGGAACAATCACCCCGCAACGCCTGCGCCATGCGGCGCTGAATGCCATTGCGGAAGTGAATGGCGAATTGACCTTGTGGCGACAGGCGCAGCAGGCCGCCGGTTTTACCGCTCTGGAAAATGTGCCGGCAGAAAAGTTGGACGACGAAAGCGTTTTGCTTCAGCACTACAGCCGCGCGGTGTACTGCATCACAAAGGCCAATTTAAACGAGCGATATCGCGATTTTGATGCAACTGGGGCCGGCGGAAAGCGAGCCGACGAAATGGACGAATCCATTGATGAGCTCTGGCGGGATGCTCGTTGGGCCATGCGGCTGATTCAGGGCGAAAAACACATGACAGTAGAGTTGATCTGATGAAAGTGATAGCCCACCAAAACGACACCGTTGACGAGCTGTGCTGGCGCCACTATGGCCGCACCGCGGGGCTATCCGAAGTCGTCTTATTGGCCAATCCAGGCCTGGCAGAAATCGGGCCATTTATTCCGCACGGCACGCCGGTAGAAATGCCGGATATTGCGCCGACACCCACACAGCAAATTATTCAACTTTGGGATTGATGTCATGGGCGAACCAGTAACAAGCGGCACCACTTTATTCGCATTTGGCGGGATCACGCTTCTCTCCGTCTTATCTGGCGATGCCGCGCCAATTGTCCTCGGCGCCTTTGGTGGCGCCTCATTGTTTGTGTTGGCGTCGCAGGAGTTGACGCTGAAGCGACGCGGCGCGCTATGGATAAGCAGCTTTATTGCCGGTTGCCTGTTCGCCCCGATAGCGGCCGCACTGCTGAAGAAAGCCACCGGGCTGGATGTTGAGGTCAAGCTGGGCGCCGGCGCGTTTGTCGCCGCAGGTGTGGCCATCAAAATCTTATTGGTTGCCTTGCAGAGGCTGGACGGGGATAGCCCGATTTTCCGCATATTCAGGGGGAAATAACCATGCATTGGATAACGTCGATCATTTGCTTGCTCATTGCCGGCCGTCTGCTGGCTTTCCAGCGCAAAGGGGCAACACATAAACCGTGGGCCAGCGGTGTCGCATACGTCGTGATCATGATTTGCGCCGCCGTGCCAATTTTTTCCGCGTTTGGCCGTTTTCCGCAATCGTGGGCGCTAACTGCCCTTTTCAGTTTCATGATCCTGATGGCAGTCACCCGTTCCCGCGGGAACATCATGGCGATCATCCCGTCACCGCCCGCGGCAAAAGAGCGGGTGCCAGCCAAGCAAAAAGCCAGGGGGAAAAATGGCCCGCATCATCACCACTCCTAACATTAACGCCTATCTGGACACGCTACGATTCAGTGAAATTGGCGCCACGCTTTTGGTCAGGTCGGACGACGGCTACAACGTGATCGTGACCGGCATCGACGGTAAGGCAGAAACCTTTTCCAGCTATCGAGATCATCCGTTCGCTGGCGGCCGTCCTGGCAAGGTATTTAACAATCGCGGGCAGCGCAGCACGGCATCAGGTGGCTACCAGTTTTTAATCAGGGATTGGGACCATTACCGCACCGCACTGAAGCTGCCAGACTTTGGGCCGGTATCACAAGATAAATGGGCCATCCAACTAATCCGCGAACGCGGCGCCCTGGCTGACATCAACGCCGGACGGATAGAGTTGGCCTTGAAAAAGTGCCGCAATATCTGGGCGAGTCTGCCGGGTGCCGGATATGGCCAGCCCGAACACAAGCTTGAAACCCTTCTGAAAAAATACGTCAACTATGGTGGGGCTCTGGCATGACCGCCGTCATTCCGCGCAGTTGGTTGATCGTGGCCGCCATCGCCCTGGCTCTCGCCGTGGCGTTAGGGTGGAAAACTTGGCGATTGAGCACCTTTGAAAAAACCGTCAGCGACCAGCAAGCAACCATCAAGGCGCAGGGAAAAACCATTGAGGGAATGGAAACGCAGCTATCAGCTAAAAATGCCGAGCTGAGAACCCTGGGCTTGATCGCCAGTAATAACAACCGGGCGCAGGCCGAGTTGCGTCAGCAGATGACCAACACGGCCGCCCTTCTGTCACAACGTGAAAATCTGATTGCGAGGTTATACCGTGAAAATGCAGAGCTTAAAACCTGGGCTGACGGCCGCTTGCCTCCTGATGTTGTGCGCCTGCACGCCCGCCCGGCAGTTACCGGAGGTGCAGCTTATCGCGCCTGGCTGTCCGAGGTTGATCGCCTGCCAGTTACCAGCCAGTAACCCGCTCACCAACGGGGACCTGGAGCGAGAAAAGAGCCGCGTAGAGGCGGCTTGGGCGATGTGCGCTGATCAGGTCGATGCCATTATTCAATGCCAGGATAAAAATGATGAACAAGCCGGAATCACTGAGAGAAGCCCTCTCTGACGGGATCGAATATCTGGGGAAAAACCCGGACAAACTGCACATCTTTGTTGATGAGGGAGCCGTTGTTTCCAGCCTGGCGCCAACCATTTCATTCGAATACCAGTACACCCTCAACCTGGTGATAACCGACTTCTCTGCAGACCAGAACCTGCTGAACGCAGTAATTTTGTATTGGCTTCGCCGCAATCAGCCGGACATCATGGCCAACCCAGATGGCAGAGATAAGGGCTTCACGTTTGAGGTGGATATTCTGAATAACACCACATGCGACATCAGCATAAATCTGAAGCTAACAGAACGCGTGATCGTGAAAGAGGAAGGGGGCCAAATGGTTGTAGAGGCCGTCCCAGAGCCGGAACCGCCTTACCCAGATCTGTGGGCACCTAATGAGTGACTTTATTCAGATTGAGGACTGGTTGGCTGCCCTCGCCTCGCAGTTATCTCCAGCAGAGAGGAAAAAGCTAACTCACCAGTGGGCTAATGAATTGCGCCGCCGCCAGCGACTGCAGATCAGCCAGCAGCGCAACCCGGACGGAACCCCCTATGCCGAGCGAAAACAGCAAGGCCACCATAAGAAGGGGCGAATACGCCGGAAGATGTTTAGTAAGCTGCAGACCACTCGCTTTATGAAAACGGCAACTACGGCAGACGAAGCCGCCGTTTACTTTGCCAACAGCGTTATACGCATTGCGCGCGTGCACCATTACGGGCTGCGCGACAAGGTGAGCAAGCGAGGTCCAACCGTGAAATATGACGCTCGCCAATTATTTGGGCTGAATGATCCAGCCATCACCGCCGTCGGCGACATCCTGATCGAGCACCTCAGTAAATAACCTGCAGCACAGTCGCTTTTGACTGTGCTGTCCATGCCGGCAGACATAGACACAAATCGCTTTGCTCGATATCAGCCCCTTATGCCAGATACCACATACTATAATTAATTAATCCGAATAGATGTATATGTCTCATAGAGACGTCGATGTTCTTGAGACACCTGCATAACATTTTTAATTGTCTTAATCTCTATACCTTCATCCAATGGATTTTTAACAAAACCCGTCAACTCTATAGACTTTTCAGCGAAGTTTATGGGGAGATTATTTGTTACATGCAACGTTTTTCCTAGTTCTTCAATGGAGGAATAGAAATCGTATAATGCTACAGCCACTGCAGTCTCCATATTCAGCCCGGAAACCTGACCGCCGACAGTTCCGTCTGGATTTTTTTGGGTTATTTTATGGACTAAAAAACCTGAAGGGTGGGATGGTAACATCATGTAACACCATACAAATAAGATTCTGAACCCACCGATAACTACGCTATGTATATTTGCATAATATTCACCTGTAGGTATTTCTAGCTCGGGGGCACCCACGAACACAGAAAGAAAAAGCATAGATTTATTCGCATCAAACTCACCTAAACATTCTTCTTTTATTTTTTGTGTTTCGTTATAATTATACTGATCAGTATTTAATGCCGGAAGTCTTCGACTAAATATCGGAACAAAACCAGACTTGTCTTTTATAACTGGTGTGAATAAATATGTATTTTTATCTGGATGGCCTTTGACAGATAACGTTTGCTTTATAACATTTATTTTTTCTTTGCTCTGTAAACTTTGATGAAGTGTATACCGTTGCTGCTTAATACGAGGGAGTTTTTTTATACTAGCCCCAGTCCCAGCCTCACGATAGGCCTGAGCATGTCGAAGTAACATCATTACATCCCCATTATTCTTTATTTTAAATCCGAGAATGTCTTTTTTTACGCCTCCCACAATCATGGTAATGGAGATCGTGCTTATATTACTCTGTAGCTCAGAAACTTGTGGTAATCCATTGTTTTTTTTAGTCACGTCAGTACCTTCGTAAACTAGGTTAGAGAAAGTTATTCCACAGTAAAGTTACAAATAATTCCCTACATTGTGCCAGCCACTACACAACGACCGCAACATGAAGCTTAGCGCATGCACATGGCAGGCTGTGCCAATGAATACACAACTTTCAGAACTCCTGCGCCTGCTGACAAATCTGATCCGAATCGGAACCATTTCCGAGGTCGACACAGAGAACGGACTATGCCGCGTGCAAACGGGCGGACTTGAAACCGCGCCGGTCAAATGGCTGACCATGCGCGCAGGCAGCGCGCGCACATGGTGGGCACCGTCAATCGGGGAGCAGGTACTGATCTTGAGCATGGCCGGTGAACTGACAACCGCATTTGTCCTGCCAGCCATTTTTTCTGACGCACACCCTGCGCCTTCGGATTCAGAGGGTGCCTTGGTTGTAGAGTTCCCCGACGGTGCCAGGTTCAGTTATGACCCCTCAGCCGGCGGCTTGACTGTGGATGGGGTGAAAACAGCGCTATTTAAGGCGGAGACAGAGATCAGGCTGGAAACACCAAAAGTCACATGCACTCAGTTGCTAGAAACGACTCAACTATCAGTCACTGATGGAGGGACGATGACAGGCGACATCACCCACAGCGGCGGCCACTTCACATCTAATGGCGTCGTCGTTGATGAGCATGCGCACGGAGGCGTAGATACAGGCGGCGGGATATCGGGAGGACCGGTGAAATGATGTATCAAGGCATGAATACCAACAGCGGCCGCGCCGTCGAGGATATTGATCATATTCGTCAGTCAATCAGCAAGATTTTGCTGACCCCAATAGGCAGCAGGATCACCCGGCGCCCCTTTGGCTCGCTGATGTCAGAGCTGATCGACCAGCCTCAAAACGACACAACCCGATTGCAGCTGATGGCCGCAGCATACAGCGCTATCAATCGCTGGGAACCGCGCGTGTCACTGACGGCCGTCACTGTAACTACGCAGATTGACGGCCAAATGATCGTAGATGTCTCAGGCAGCAGGAACGACACCACGGCGAGCATCAATATTTCAATTCCTTACGGGAGCGCATAATGAGCGTGATCGACCTTTCGCAGCTGCCGCCGCCCAAGGTAGTGGAAACCCTGAGCTTTGAAGACCTGCTTGAGGAAAGAAAGGCGCGCCTGCTTGAGCTCTATCCTGACGCTCAGCGCGAGGCCATAGCACGCACCTTGGAGCTGGAATCCGAGCCGATCGTGATGTTGCTGCAGGAAAATGCTTATAGAGAAGTGCTATTGCGCCAGCGCATCAACGAGGCTGCAAAAGCCGTAATGGTGGCGTATGCCATCGGTGGCGATCTCGACCAGCTTGGCGCCAACAACAACACGCCGCGGCTGATGATAACCCCGGCTGACAGCGAAGCTATTCCGCCTGTTGAGGCGGTAATGGAATCAGATGCAGATTTTCGCCAGCGTATCCCAGCAGCATTTGAGGGAATGAGCGTCGCGGGACCAACCGGCGCCTATGAGTTCCACGCACTAAGCGCAGATGGAAAAGTTGCCGATGCATCGGCGATCAGCCCGGCGCCGGCGCTGGTCACTGTCACGATTCTTTCCCGCGAAGGGGATGGAACGGCCTCCCCCGAATTGCTGGCGAAAGTTGACGCTGCACTTAACGATCAGGCAGTACGACCTGTAGCTGATCGCCTCACAGTTAAATCTGCCAGCATCATCAACTATGGGATTGACGCCGTGCTTTATGTCTATCCGGGGCCAGCGCAAGAACCAATTCTTGCCGACGCACAAAAGCGCCTGAATGCCTATATCAACGAGCAGCGGCGTCTTGGGCGCGATATCCGCCTAACAGCAATTTATGCAGCACTGCACACTCAGGGCGTACAACGTGTAGAGCTACGCAATCCGCCTGCCGATGTGGTGTTGGACAAAACGCAGGCCGCCAACTGCACAGATGCCCGCGTTGTAATTGGTGGATCGGATGAATAGCCTGCTGCCGCCAGGCTCATCTGCACTTGAGCGCCGAGCGGCGGAATCATGCGCTGCAGTTAGCGATCTGAATGTGCCTCTACGCGACCTGTGGAATCCGGATAAATGCCCGATTGTGTTTCTACCGTACCTGGCCTGGGCTTTTTCGGTCGATCGGTGGGATGAAAAATGGACAGCAGCAGAGAAGCGAAAGATCGTTAAAGACGCATTTTACATCCACCGCCGCAAGGGGACGGTCGCGGCAATTAAGCGGGTGATCGAAAACATGGGGTACACCATGACGATCGCGGAATGGTGGGAGGTTGCTGACCCTGCAGGCACATTTCGTTTAACGATTGATGTTCTCGACGTTGGGATCACCGAAGAAATTGTGAACGAGTTGGAGCGCTTGATCGGTGATGCAAAACCAGTCAGCCGACATATAGCGGGATTGAATATCAAGACAGTAACACGCGGAAAAATTTATAGCGCTGTAGCCAGTTATTGCGGGGAAATCCTGACGGTATATCCGGCAGGGAAAACGCCCGATATCCCCCTTTACTATGACGGCAAAATTAAACACAGCGGCCATTATGTCTACACCGGGAACGCAAGCGATGAGTAAATTAAACGAACAGTCAAAATGGGAAAAATCCATTAACCAGGTCGAAGACAGCGATCGGGTAAAGGGTGGCGAAAGCGGCGCGGTAAATATTCAGGCCGGGCAGTTGGCCGCCCGTACACAGTATTTGCGTAACCTGTTTGATTCACTGATGGCAACGATAAACCTTGGCGAGGGACTGTATAAAACCCTGCCGGACGCCCAGCGCGATATTGACAACGGCAAGTTGCCCGCCGATGCCCTGTTTAACGTCCGATCAACAGACGACACGCACTGGATGGACGAATATCAGAACATCGACGGTCTGGCCACGCCAACCGGGCGTTTTCTGGCCTCCGGCAACTACCTCGCGGAGATCCTGACGCAGCTGGTATCAACCATGCTGACAGTCGGCACACTGGAAAACAGGATCAAGTCCATTAAAAGTTATCACTCCGATAAATACCCCATCATTTTTAATGCCGAGGGCGGGCCTGATAAAACCTATGGTGCATTTGATAATCAATCTGGGTTATGGCTAGGTGGGTTAGACGCGGCCGTTCAGGATTATTTATTGGGCATTTTGCCAAAGAATAAAACCAACCGTTACCCGGGGTTGGCTTATTTCTTTGCAGCTGAAAACGGTGATGACTCCTACGGTCTTATTGAAAAAAATGGCGCGTGGCGCATTCCGTGGATGGACGATGTTTTACAGGAGCGCCTGGACGGCCTGCTGTCGACAAAAATCACCCGCCGCATTCAGGGCTGGCACTCATTGCTGGTATCAAAAGACGCCGACCCCAGGATCATCTATGGCCTGCGCGCCGCTGACGCCGGGTTAATACTGACCGGCCTCGGCACCACTGCAGTGCAGGACTATATTTCTGCCAACATCCGGCCGGCAGAGGGAAAATTAGCCCTGCATATTGGCGAGCAGCTTTTATGGAACGATCACCCTGTCGTGTCCGCACACAATCTCGGCCCCGATGCGGTGCTGTTCAGCTATCTGCCGGCGGGAGAGTCCGCGCCGCGCTATGCGGTGATGTTCATCAAGTCGAAGCGCGAAATGGTGCCGGGCGGCGAGATGCATATCACGACTGAAGACGGCCAGTCGCTGGCGGCGTCCTTCGACAGCCACAACGGATCGAATATCAACATCATGAATTACGACCCGCGCTATCGCGGCTACGCGCTGGCGCTGGCTAACGGCCGCCCCGAGGGCGGCAATCTCAAAGCCGTCACCGACGACGATCGCGACACGGCCAACGATCTGCAATACCCCGCCGCAGGCTGGCGACAGGGCCATTCATTGCCGCGAACCTACACCCTGCTCGATAAGCTGGCAGAGAACGGCCAGACATGGCCGGTATTTTTCCACGCGCCAGCTGCCGCCGGCGGCCAGTCATTCGCAAACATCTCACCCGGCACCGTGCCGTATCAGAACGGCATCGACATGGTGACACGTGCGAAACAAATCGCTGACGCAGTAGGGAAAAAATGCAAGGTCGTCGTCTTGCTGCTTGAACATGGCGAAACCGACAACGACAACGGCGACAACCTGCTACCAGGTGATTATCTGGCGAAAGAAGAAACCTATTTCCCGCGCCGGATAGCGGATTACAAAGCGATCACCGGGCAAACCGACGAGATTGTGATCGTGATCGGCCAGGTCGGGAGCCGGCTTAACAGTAAAGCGCAGGCAGTAGACGAGGAAGGCAACCCGCTCGGCGAAGAGGTCATCACGCAGCCCTATTCCATTTCTGCCGTCGATCAGCGCGAATACGTGCGCCGGCATGCAAACGCCATCTGCTACGGGCCGAAATATCCGCTCAACTGGCTGTATAGCGATGGTTCACTCAGCCATATCAATGCCGCCGGTAAAGTGTTGCAGGGCGAATACCAGGCGCAGGCGGTTCACTGGCATCTGTACGATGACGAGAAAAAAGGCACCTGGACGGACACGACGATCGAATCGGTCACCGTGACAGGCAGTGTCATCGAAGCGCGCTGCAAAATGCCGTATCCACCGCTTGTTATCGATAACGCATTCATTGGCGACGTAAAAAATCAGGGGCTTTCGCTGGAGCTGAAATCCGCCGCCATCCTCAGCGTTGACGTGGTTGACGGGACAACCTTGCGCATCACCTGCGATAAAGCACCGGCCGCCAATGATTTTCTGCTCGTCGGTTTCAACAACAAGACGCAGCACGCTAACGGCCAAACTTACCCACTGACGTGCCTGCGCGATTCATCGCCCATGGTCAGTAAGAAAATCACGCGCAACGGCGCGCCCTTCCCGCTTTACAACTGGATGACGCTGGATCGCATCCCATTATCAGGAGAAAAAGCATGACTCTCGGCTTTAACAGCGGTGTCCCTTACCCGTCCGGCGGCCGCCCGGCGTTGAAATTGTCGGCCTATGTGTTGGATGACCAGGCCATTTTTGCTGCGCACCGTGCCCGCGTGCTGGCCGACGGCGGAGTGATCCCCGATGAAGCCGGCTGTATGGCGCGCATTACCTGGTTACTCGACAACGGTATCTACGGCAAGGTTGAAAGTGCCATTAACCCGGCGTTCGGCGTCAAGATGAACGCGAACAAGGAGGTCAGCAAGCTGTATTCCCTGTTCGCGAACGATGACTACATCAGCGTGATGCAGGGTGACGGCGCGCAAGTGTTGTATGACGACAACGGCGACGCGCCGGGCGTTATCATCAAGATTTCCAGCAGCGGCGGCGCGTATTTGCGATCGGAGAAAAACCATCGCGTGCAGCGCAGCGGGAAATATGCCATCAGCGGCCGCATGGCGGATAACGATCGCGCTGACTCGCTGGGCATTCTGGTGGGCATCAGCATCGCTGGGCTACCGATGGCCTATTTACGCACGCAGATCACCAACCAGCAAAAGGACATTGAGGCCTGGCGCTACGGCACGCGCGACAGCACCTGGAATGGCTCGGGCGTGAACGGCATCGCGATGGGCGCGGTCAGAACCCCATATGCGGATTACGTTCCCTCGGCAGCACTTTTTGACGTCGCCGGCGGCGAAGTTCGCGGCTACGAAGCGGGCGAACTGAAGGCAAAGGACACGTCGACGACGGGGCGGCTTGCTGATTTGACGTCATTCCCGCAGCCGATTTATGTCGGCAGCACGTTTACCGGCGGCAAGGTAAATCCGTGCTACGGCACATTGCGCGAATGCATTTTCTTGCATACGGCAGACGACAGCGACGCCGTCGCCCTGTCTAAGCTGGGTATGTAAGGGGGGATCATGCCGGAATTCTTCAGCATCCTGACCCATGCCGGCGCCGCCAAGCTGGCGCTGGCCGCGCAAACCGGTCAGCCTATGGCGATCAGCACAATGGCCGTGGGCGATGGCGCCGGCGCCACACCAACGCCATCACCAGAACAGACCGGGCTTATCGGCGAGCAATACCGCGCCGCGCTCAACGCGCTGACTATCGTGAGCGAATCGGCCAACGTGATCAGCGCAGAAATGATAATTCCGCCGGAGTTCGGCGGCTTCTGGATCAGGGAGGTCGGGCTTTATGCAGATGATGGCGTGCTGGTTGCTGTAGGCAGCTTGCCGGACACCTACAAATCGCATCTTGCCGAAGGCTCGGGGCGCAATTCAGTGATCCGTGTTGAGCTGGCAGTCAGCAGCACAAAGGATGTGCAGCTACTGATCGACCCCACGATCATCATCGCAACCGTGGATTACGTCGACACGAAGTTTCGCGAAGCCAAGAACCGGGCGGACGACGCTTACTCGCTGGCGGAAAGCAAAGCGGCATTTGATGACATTTACCCGCCGGGGATCAGTATCTTCTTTGCGACGAACCTGAACCCTAATGAAAAATGGCCGGGCACTACCTGGCACTATACCGGCGAGAATAAAACGATCCGCATCGGCAAGGCCGATGGCTCGGATGTGATGACCGCCGGCGGTTCGGACACGGTAACATTGAGCGTTGAAAATATGCCGGCGCACAACCACGGCGTCAGCGGCCAAGTGGGCGAGTTTGACCACGGAATCAAAAGTACGTCGGAGTTTGACCACGGTACGAAATGGACGTCAGAAGGCGGCGAGCATGCGCACCAGGGGGGTATGGCCGCCCCCGGCCCGGCATGGGATGGCGATTACGTCGTCGGTTCGGACAATGACAGCCACCGCACCCGGAACTGGACAAGTCAGGACGGCAAGCACAGTCACACCGTCGATATTGGCAATCACAATCACACCGTCGACATTGGTAAGCACGGCCACAGCATCGAACTGACGTCTGCCGAGGTCGGCGGCGGCAAGGAATTCAGCATTGTAGAAAGCCACATCAAGCTGATGTGCTGGTATCGCGCCGCGTAAGCAAAGCCCCTATGTGGGGCTTTATTTTTTCCTGCAGTACAGCCATCATTGACTGTGTTGGCCATACCGGCAAACATAGACATCCCAAGCAGTATCAATGGCCATTGTGCCAGCCACCACACAAAGCCCACCGCATGCATTAACCGCGCACCGCCGCCACCATAGGGGAACACCGTTACAGGAGATCCGCCTAATGGCTCAAGACTATCACCACGGCGTGCGCGTGCAGGAAATCAACGAAGGCACCCGCACCATCACCACTGTCAGCACCGCCATCGTAGGTATGGTCTGTACCGGTGACGACGCCGACGCAAAAGCATTCCCGTTAAACACCCCCGTGTTAATTACCGACGTCCTGGCCGCCAGCGGCAAGGCCGGCGAAACCGGCACCCTCGCCCGCTCCCTGGATGCTATCGCCGACCAGGCAAAACCAGTTACCGTCGTTGTCCGTGTCGAACAAGGCGACACCGAGGCTGAAACCACAACCAACATCATCGGCGGAGTTGACGCCACCACCGGCAAGAAAACCGGCATGAAAGCCCTGTTGGCTGCGCAAAGTCTGTTAGGTGTTAAGCCGCGCATTCTGGGTGTGCCTGGCCACGACAGTAAGGCCGTCGCCACTGAATTACTATCAGTAGCGCAAAGCCTTCGCGCATTCGCCTACCTGAGCGCCTATGGATGCAAGACGGTTTCCGAAGCCATTGCTTATCGCGAGAACTTCAGCCAGCGCGAGGCCATGCTGATCTGGCCAGATTTTCTGAGTTGGGACACGGTGACCAATGCAGACGCGACGGCGTTCGCCACCGCCCGCGCATTAGGGCTGCGTGCCAAAATAGACCAGCAGACTGGTTGGCACAAAACATTGTCAAACGTCGGTGTTAATGGCGTGACCGGCATTAGTGCAGATGTGTTTTGGGACCTGCAGGACAGTGCCACAGATGCCAACCTGCTGAACAAGAACGACGTCACCACGTTGATCCGCAAGGATGGCTATAAGTTCTGGGGCTCCCGCACCTGTTCCGATGATCCATTGTTCCAGTTTGAAAACTACACGCGCACTGCGCAGGTGTTGGCGGACACAATGGCGGAGGCGCACATGTGGGCCGTTGACATGCCACTGCATCCGTCACTGGCCAAAGATATCCTGGAGGGCATCAAGGCCAAATTCCGTGAGCTGAAATCAGCCGGCTACATCATCGACGGCAACGCCTGGATCGATGACGCAGCGAACGATAAAGACACGCTGAAAGCCGGGAAACTGGTCATTGATTACGACTATACGCCGGTCCCGCCGCTGGAAAACCTGCTGTTACGCCAGCGCATCACTGATCAGTACCTGGTCAATTTCACCCAGAACGTGAACAGCTAAGGGGCACGCAATGGCATTACCACGCAAATTGAAATACCTGAACCTCTTCAATGAGGGGAACAACTGGCAGGGGATCGTTGAGTCCCTGACGCTGCCAAAGCTGACGCGCAAGCTTGAGAACTACCGCGGCGGCGGCATGAGCGGTAGCGCCAAAGTCGATCTGGGGTTGGATGACGACGCACTTGATATTGAATGGACAATTGGCGGCATAGAAGCCCTGCCGATTAAGCAGATGGGCGTTGCAAAACTGGATGGCGTCATGCTGCGTTATACCGGCTCAATTCAGCGCGATGACACCGGTGAAGTGCAGGCGGTCGAAGCGGTGATCCGCGGCCGCCATAAAGAGCTGGATTTTGGCGAGCACAAGCAGGGCGAAAACTCGACCACCAAAATTTCTACCGCCGTGACCTACTTCAAGTTGACTATCGCCGGAGAGGAAATTTGCGAGATCGACACGGTGAACATGATCGAAAGCTTTGGCGGCGTCGACTGCCTGGCTGAGCACCGTCAAGCCATCGGCCTGTAACCTTCGGCGCCGGAACGCCGGCGCCCTCTTCTTTCTGAAAATTGTGGAGCACAACCAAATGACCGAACCGACCAAGGTGACACTGGACACCCCAATTCAGCGCGGCAAGACCGAAATCACCGAGATCACCCTAACCAAGCCGCAGTCTGGCGCGCTGCGTGGTGTGAAGCTGGCCGACCTGTTGGAAATGGATTATTCCGCGGTGGCAACTGTCTTGCCGCGCGTTTCCACACCTTCACTGACACCACAGGAAATCAGTGAAATGGATCCGGCTGACTTTACGCAGCTGGCGGGCGGCATCGTCAGTTTTTTGTTGCCGAAATCGGCGCTGGAATCCCGGCCGGTTTAACCGTTGAAGACCTGATGGCGGATATTGCCGCCATCTTCCACTGGCCGCCGTCGGAAATGTACCCGTTCACCTTAACCGAACTTTGGGACTGGCGGCGCCGGGCACTGATTCGAAGCGGAGAAAGTGATGAGTGACCGCAATCTAAGACTGCAGGTTATCCTGAACGCGGTGGACAAAATCACCCGCCCCTTTAAGACCATGCAGGCCAGCAATAAAGCGCTGGCAGCTGCCGTCAAAAACTCCCGTGATGAACTGAAGCGACTGAGCGCCGCCGGCGACCAGGTGAACACCTTCAATTCGCTGCAGACGTCCATTAAGAAAACAGCCGACGAGCTGGCCGGCGCCAAGCTGAAAGCCCAGATGATGACGCGTGAAATGGGCGCGCTTGAGAACCCCACCAAAAAGCAGACAAAAGCCCTAGAGGATCAGTGGCGCGCGGTAGACCGACTGGAGCAAAGGCAAAAAAGCGAAGTCGCTCAAATGGGCCGGGTGCGCTCCGAGCTTTACCGCATGGGGGTATCTGCCACCGATGGCACCGGTGCTACAAACAGAATCGCCAATGAAACCGCCCGCTATAACCGGCTGCTGCAGGAGCAGGAGCGCCAACTAAAACGCGCTGGCGAGCAACAGCGCAGAATGAACGACGCAAAAGCGCAATATGACAAAACCAGAGAGCTGAGAAACAACATCGCGGGAACGGGGGCGGCAACTATTGCATCAGGGGTGGCTATGGGTGCCCCTGTTTTAGCGGCAGTGAAAAGCTATAGCTCTATTGAAGACGCGATGAAAGGCGTGGCTAAACAGGTTAACCCATTATTGGACGATAACGGTAAACGCACAGCCAAATACCACGAAATGCAGCAAGCAATAAAGGTGGCATCAGAGCAACTCCCAATGGAAAACGGTGCTGCAGATTTCGCTGCATTAGTGGAGGGCGGTGCTCGAATGGGAGTATCGAGCGATAAGGATCCATGGCAAAAACAGAAAGCTGATTTACTTTCTTTCGCCGCAACGTCTGCCAAGGCTGCAAAGGCTTTCGAATTACCCGCCGATCAACTTGCCGATGATTTGGGGAAAATAGCATTCCTCTATCATGTGCCAACTCAAAGGATCGAAGAACTCGGCGACGCCCTGAACTACTTAGACGACAACGCTCAATCAAAAGGTGCTGATATTATTAACGTTCTTCAGCGCATGGGCGATGTTGCCGATAAGTTGAATTATAAACAAGCCGCTGCACTGGCTTCGACGTTCCTCTCCCTAGGGACACAACCAGAAGTGGCGGCATCAGCCAGTAAAGCAATGGTGCGTGAGTTGGGCATTGCTTCAATGCAAGGCAAGCGTTTCATTCAGGGAATGAGCCTATTAGGGCTAAATGCCAAGGACTTGGAAAAAGGCATAGCGACGAATGCAATAGGCACAATTAGAGATGTCCTATCACGCATCAAGAAACTGCCGGCCTCGCAACACTTAAGTGCAATGACAATGCTTTTTGGCAAAGAGTTTGGCGACGACGCTGCCAAGTTAGCAAATAACATCGGCGAATTAGATCGCCAGTTGGCGTTGGTCGAGGGTGGCAAGGCCAAGGGGTCTATGCAGAGGGAATCGAATATCGATAAAGATTCTTTGTCCTCCCAATTTCTTCTGCTCAAGACCACCGCAAAAAACATGTTTAGTGATCTGGGAGAGCCTTTGCGTAAGCCACTGATGGACGTGAACGACTGGTTTAAACGTGGAATTGGATGGGCTCGGAAATTTATTGAAGCCCACCCAAAGCTGGCTGCAGCGTTTGTTAAGACGGCGGCGGTTGTTGCGCTGGTTACGGTTGCACTTGGTGGGATGATGATTGGAGTTGCAGCAATCCTTGGGCCATTCGCCCTGTTGCGGTTTTCTCTGACAATGTTGGGGATTAAGGGGCCATCGGTGATGGGCATGTTGGCCAGGTCTATAAAAGGCGTGGGTACTGCCATTATCTGGGTAGGCCGAATGATGTTAGCAAACCCTATCCTTGCTGTGGCTGCAGCCATCGCAGCAGCAGCACTCTACATCTGGATGAATTGGGACACTTTGGGCCCGAAAATCAAAAAGCTATGGGACAACATCAGTGCATATACCAGCGAGAAATGGCAGGCCATCAAGGATTACATTTCGGGTGTTTGGACCAGCATAAGCGCCAAAGCCAGCGAAACTTGGGAAGAAATAAAACGGGCGGCCAGTAGCGCAGCTGAGAAAATTGGTATTGGCCTGAAGCGAGGACTGGACGTTATCACCGCCCCACTACGCGCCGTCATGGATGGCTTTAAATGGTTGCTTGAAAAGCTGGACCTGTTGCCGCAAAAAAACGAGGCATTAGCCCAGACGAATGAGCTGCTAAAAAATAACCCCATCGCCCAGAAATATGGTTCCGTGGGAGAGCCGGCACCAACAGGCTACACGGCGAATGATATGGCCATTCGTTTTACTGGCTCCAGCATGAAACCAGTTAAGGCACCAAGCGGCGGTAACTTCTACTACCAGCCGAAGATCGATCTCAGCGTCGACGCCAGAAACAACCAGAACGGCAAAGCTGTTGCAACAGATGCCGTGAAAGCGCTCCGGGAGCACATGCAAAAAGACGCGGCCAGGGCGCGCAGTAATTTTTCTGATCGAGATCTGGGGTGGGAATTATGATGATGGCACTCGGGTTATATGTCTTTATGCTTGAAACGGTTCCCTATCAGGAGCTACAGCATCAAATGGCCTGGCGCTACCCTACTAACAACCGTGTAGGGAAACGACCCTCAGCGCAGTATGTTGGTCCAGAAAACGACACCATTACACTCAGCGGCGTGTTGCTACCGGAAATCACCGGCGGCCGCCTGTCATTGCTAGCCCTGCAAACAATCGCCGATCTCGGCAAGGCGTGGTCTTTGCTGGATGGCAGCGGGACCATTTACGGGATGTTTGTCATTGAAGGTCTAGATCTTAACAAGTCCGTATTCTTCAAGGATGGCGGCGCCAGGCGCATTGAGTTCACGCTTAAGTTAAAGCGCGTGGATGATGACCTGGGCACAATGCTCGGCGACCTACAGGAGCAACTGAGCATCATGAAAGACCAGGCGACCACGGCTATCGGAGGGCTTCTCTCATGAACTCGCCAGACTGGTTGAGCGGCCGTGACAGCGCGCCAGCATTCAAGATCACCCTCAACGGCAAGGATATAACCACAAGACTGGAAAGCCGGCTGATATCCCTCACGTTGACAGACAACCGCGGATTCGAGGCGGATCAGCTTGATATTGAGCTTGACGATGCCGATGGCGCTGTTGATCTGCCTTCACGGGGTGTCCAATTGGAGCTGCAGCTGGGCTGGAAAGGCGAGCCAATGATCAACAAAGGAACCTTCACCATTGATGAGATTGGCCACTCAGGAACGCCGGACAAGGTGACGTTGAGAGGGAGAAGCGCCGACTTCAGGAACACGCTGAATATCAAGCGTGAAAAGTCATATTCAAAAACCACCATCGGCGAGATCGTTAAACAATTTGCAATCCGTCATAAACTGGATCAGGCCATTAGTCCGCAAATGGCCGCTATAGCTATCGATCACATCGACCAAACGAATGAATCAGATGGCAGCTTCCTGATGCGCCTGGCGCGCCGTGTAGGCGCTATTGCTGCAGTAAAATATGGGCGATTGCTATTCATTAAGCAGGGCCAAGGCGTGAACGCCAGCGGCAAGCCGTTGCCGGCAATGACAATCGTGCGCGCTGACGGCGATGAGCACCAATTCACCCTGGCCGACAGAGATGCCTATACCGGCGTTTCAGCCAGTTGGCTCGACACAAAAACGGCAAAACCACAAACGGTAAAGGTAAAGAGGAAGCGCAAGCGTAAGACGACCACCGCAAAAATGCCAGCCCAGGATAAACAGGGAGAATACCTGGTAGGCACCGACGATAACGTTTATGTATTGAGTCGGACCTACGCAAATGCGTCCAACGCTCGCCGGGCAGCAAAGGCAAACTGGGAACGAATCCAACGCGGCGCCGCGCAATTCTCAATTACGCTGGCCAAGGGCCGGGCAGAGCTTTACCCGGAAGTGCCGGTATCAGTAAAGGGTTTCAAGCGTCAGATCGACGCTGCAAACTGGACGATTACAACGGTAACGCACACAGTGGCAGATGGCGGATTTACCACGGCACTGGAACTGGAACTGGAAGTGAAGATAACCGACCTCGACATGGAGTGATTTGCAAGTTTAATATTCGCTTTTTCAAACATCGTGCTATTGTATGTATATCGATACAGTAGAGGCTAAAATCATGATGCGATGCCCTTTGTGTGGCCATGCGGCGCACACCCGCAGTAGTAACGAAGTGACAGCAACGACAAAAGAGCGTTACAACCAATGCACAAACGTGAATTGCAGTCATGTCTTTATCACGATGGAAACTTTTGTGCGCTCCATTGTTAAGCCCGGTCAGGTTGACCCAGCGCCACCGCACCCATCCAAGTCTGGCCAAACCGCCCTGCACTTCTAACCATAAACCCGCCGACGGCGGGTTTTTTGATCCATGTTTGAACCAGCCGCACACAAACATTGAATACTGTTATTATATACAGTATTCAATATCTAATTTGGTTCACTGGATCTACGAGTATGACCGTAAGAAAATTGAGCACCGGCAAGTGGCTGTGCGAGTTCTATCACAACGGGAGGGGCGGCAAGCGTACCCGTAAGCAATTCGCCACCAAGGGGGAGGCGCTCGCCTTCGAGAGCTATCAGCTCGACCAGGCAAAGGCCAAGCCTTGGCTGGGCGATAAGGAAGACAAGCGAAAACTTAGCGAGTTGATCGATCTGTGGTACAGGCTGCATGGCTGCTCGCTAAATGACAAAAAAGGCCGACTTGGCAAATTGGTTATTATCTGTAACGGCATGGGTGATCCGGTAGCGTCGGAGATTACCCCACGGGATTGGGCCCATTATCGCGATCAGCGGCTACGCGGAGAAATCGATAACGGCTATAGCACCAGTCTTGAAACAAGGAAGGTCAGCACGGGAACGGTTAACTGTGAACAAGCTTTCTTGCGAGCTGTATTCAACGAATTAAAAAGATTGGGGGAATGGTCTTTGCCGAACCCTCTGGAAAATATCAGGGAGTTCGATCAGCCAGAAAAGGAAATGGCATGGCTGAACAATGAGAAAATAAAAGCATTGATAAACGCCTGCCATACTCATGGCAACCCAGAGCTAACACTCATCGTAAAGATATGCCTATCAACTGGCGCCAGATGGAATGAGGCCGCAAAACTAAGGCCATCGCAGATATCAAAATATAAAATCACGTATACCAACACCAAAGGGAAGAAAAACAGAACGGTCCCCATCTCGAAAGAATTATATGACGAGCTCACAATACTGGATGAAAAGGAGTTTGATCCTTGCTACAAGCAATTTTATCGAGTTCTGAGACTGGCGAATATAACCTTGCCAGAAGGACAAATGACGCATGTGCTCCGCCATACCTTTGCTAGCCACTTCATGATGGGTGGGGGGAATATCATAGTCTTGCAGCGCATCCTTGGGCACTCAGATATAAGGGTAACGATGCGCTACGCCCATTTCGCGCCAGACCATTTAGAGGAGGCAATAGCGCTCAACCCACTGACTCAGACGTACAAGGACAGTGGCGGCAAAGTGGCGACAGAGGAAGAAAAAGGGTGCAATACGGTAGAACAGGGGGCGTGATAAGTGGTTGTTTTTCTTGTAAGTTACTGTTTTAAAATGATAAACAAAAAAAGACCGAATACGATTCCTATATTCGGTCTAGGGAAATGGCTCTTGGGAGAGAGCCGTGCGCTAAAAGTTGGCATTTAATGCAGGGCTTGTTCAGCCGTGCACTTTAAGAGTAGCCTACCGCGCCAGTTTTGCCAGCCGCCCGGCGGCCGCGTGATAGTTTCGTGACGAAATAACTATGCGGCAAATGCGCATCAATCCGCGCGCGCTGGGCAAGGCGTTGGCAAACAAGCGGTTAGTCAGCGCACAGCTTCTCGGCGCGTTCGATAAACGGTGCCAGGCTCATTTTTTTCCCCGGTTCGGCAGGGTCGTCCAGCAGGAGCACCTCCAGCGGCTGCGCGCGCTGATGGCCCTTCTTCACCTGCTGCTCCGCTGCGTCGTTGAGCGGGTATTGCATCAGGGTGCTGTTATTCAGCACGAACAGCGCGCCGCCGCTGCGGCACTGCAGCGTCACTTCTTCCTTGGTGAACGCCCACTGTTTGCCGTACTCCAGTTTGGTGATGTTCACCAGTTTGTCTGCCGCCAGCGCGCCGGTCGCGGTTGCCAGCAGCGTAATGCCGAGTAATACCGATTTCAT